ACTCTCTGGCGGCTTCCTGTAGCGTCTTCTCTGTCTTAATTTTGCCAAGCAGGTCGTAACAGAGGCTGTTCAGGCTGTAGCTGAAACGATTTTCGTCTAGCAGGGACGCAATAAGCATTGTGTCGATAATGCGGCCATTGAGCGTGAAGCCCATGCGCTTAATCCAGCCCGCATCATATTGTGCGTTGTGCATGATCTTGTCGGCAGGGCACTCAAATACTTTCTTCAGCCATTTGTTGACAATGCGCTCGTCCAGATTGCCGCCACCTAGATGACGGATGGGGATATATCCAGCCCAGTCTGCCACGGCTATAGCGTAGCCCACCACCTCACCATCACCACTAGGCCATCCGGGCCCGTTGGTCTTGATGTTTGGGTCGCGGGTCTCGACATCTATTGCGATTTGCTTGGCATCGAAGATGTCGGGCAGTTCTGCTGGCGGAACCCATTCGCTTTTCGGGCCGAACATTGTCATCTGTAGTGCCATTATTTTTCTCCGCCTAGTGCCGCATATCCTGCAATGTCGATCCAGCTATCTTCATGGTCGGTTTTCATCAGCCGTGCGGCCTTCACCATAATCATGCACAACGCCATCTGTTGAGGCGTGATTTCTACTTCGAGCACGACAGACCACAGCTTGGCTATGTCCTCAAAGTTTTTCTTGGCATCGCCATATTCTTTGGCGCGGTCGCCGTTAATCAGTTCTTCAGCTTTGTGTAATAGTTGGTCGCGCTTCATGTGATGCCTCATTCTTTTTGTGTTCATAGTAAGCAATGGTCATTGCTATCAGGACGAAGGATATGTATGCCCCCAGAATTATTTGCAGGGGCAGTTTCAGGAAGATTAGAATGTTTGTTATAACCCTAACCATTCCAATGCTCACTTATGGCTTTGGTTCTGAAAAACCCGTCATATTCTGGATTAAGGTGATGAAAATACCTAGCATAGTAAGCGCGGTGATTGTTACTTAATTTGAATCCACCGTCGCTTTTAGTTTCGATGTCTGTGTGCCACCGTATTCTTTCAAACACTGCATTGGCAGAATAATTTTCAAAGCCCGCGTTAATTGCTTGAAAAGTAAACTGCTCAAACAGTTCGTAAACATGGGGGTTTTGTTTGTGGAACTGCCACCATTTTTCTTTTAAGGACTGCGTCATATCCAGTAACTCCTATTCATATCCTCCGGCTCCACCAGAAACAAGTTTTGCTTGGTGCGTGTAACGCCGACATAGAACACCCTATGCAAGTCGTCTGGAGCCGTCTCAGCGGCCTTTGATGCCGCCGGTGATAGATCGGTATATAGAACGACATTGTCGGCTTCCCCGCCCTTAGAGCCGTGGATCGTGGACAGTGCTATGCGGGGTATGGCATTAAACTTTTCTCCGCGCCGCAAAAGTGCCGTGATGTATGCTCTTTCGCCGCTTGGCATTTTATCCATAGCCTCGTGCCATATCATGTCGATGGTGGCTAGAAGGCCGTGGTTCGCGGTCAGTTCTTCGAGGCTTACGGTTTCGTCATCATCTAGGGCGGGCAGTTTCTTAAATCCGCGCTTGACTCTGTCATTGACTGACATATAACTGTAGATGGCTCGTGCGGCCTCGCCCGTAATTCTCTTGCCTTTTCTCAGTTGTTCCCAGCCGTTGATGGCCTCGCTCAGTTTCTCTGAGATAGACCGTCTTCCATTACGACTAAACAGAAAACCGCGGCTTTTTAAGTCTTCGGTAGCGGCATCAAGAAAATAACCGGCTTGAGCCAGCACGAGCCACGAACCCTCCGCAAAATCTATATATCCGGTGCTAGGGATGCGTTGCACTTTGCCTGCTTCTTCGCGTGGCAGGTAGGTCTTTGGTACGCGGCGTTTGATGCGTTTTGCAATGCGCTCTGCCATTGGATGGACAGAGGCTGGCACACGGTAGGACTGCTCAAGCACTTCGTAGCCGCCATTGAGGCCGATAAAGTGTTCGACATCGGCACCTGCCCAGCGGTAGATAGCTTGATCGTCATCGCCCGCGCAGTAGATGCGGTCGGAGTGCTGCTCTAGCACATGGGCTACATCCCACTGTAGGGGCGATAAGTCCTGCGCTTCGTCAATGAAGGTGATAGCAAGACGGGGACAAAACCCTGCGCCGTCACGGACAAACACCTCTAGCATATCGGTAAAGTCGTAGAGGCTGAACCTGTTCTTATATTCGGTCATGCAGTCGGAGACATACTTGACGGTGCTCCATTCGATGTCCAGTTCGCTTTCGTCATATTGTTGCCGCAAATCAATTTTGCGTAGCCGTGCCAGATTGAGCAGGCTGATGATGGGGTTGTTGTTTTTGTTCAGGTCGAACACTTCCTCGCCGCTGATTGACCGGCTGTCCACCACAAGGTCGTGGCCGATAGCGTGGCCTAACTCTTTGTAGTGCTCTGGTTGCATGACCTGTTCTTGGCGAATACCGGACAGCTTTAGGGCAAAACTGTGCAGGGTGCGGAACCACGGCAGTTGTGCTGGCTCAAAGTTAAAGCGTGTGCAGGCGCGTTCGCTGGCTTCGTTAGCCGCTTGGCGGGTGAAGGCAAAGTAGCCGATATGGGCAGGGTTGACGCCGGAAGACAGGGCTTCGTCCACTTTGTTAAGCAGGGCTGTAGTCTTACCGGTTCCGGGCGGGCCGTATATACGGAATATCTTAGTATCCATCGGGCAACTCGTAACCGTGTTGGGCTAAGTTTGTTTTAATTTCGCGCAGACTTACTTTGCCTAGATTTGGTATCCTGCGTAGGTCGTTTCTTCTGGCGTATTCGACAAACTCCGCTAGGAACATCGGCGTTAGGTTTTCGTTGCACAGGCAGTTATATGTGCGAACCCTCCACGGGATGTCTTTGACATAGACAGGCACTTCTGGGAAAGACTTCAGCAGGCTTTCTCTGGCTTCGATGGTGGCAACAATTTGTCTGATCCGCTCACGGGATACACCGTGTTTATCCGCGACGGATTGCAAAGTGCGCTTTTCAACCACCCGTTCTTTGTAAATTTTCTGATTCCTAGTCAACATCGGTTAAGTCCTCGACGCTGTTAACGTGACGCATGAAGATGGGGGTTTCATCACCCATCCACGCGCCGATGACATTGAAATACATATAGTCCACAGCCTCATCTATGCTCATGTTGTCCCGTTCGCATAGAATTGCCACGCATCTATCAAAGTCATACACCACTATTGTGGGCTGACCTGCTCGTTCTCCTGTGCCGATGACGGCGTCATTAAATCCATCTGCTAGTAACATTAGAAGGGTGCCTCCGTCTGGTTGCCGCCAAAGCTAGGCGTGTTGAACTCAACTTCGGCTGTTTCAAAGGATGGGATTTGCCACACACGGACAGGCCTGCCTTTAATCTTCAACAGTTTGCTTTCGCCGCCCTTGTCGCGTAGACGCTGGGCGATCTTGTGTGACTTGTATTCAAAAAACTTGTTGCGCTTGAGGAAGGCTTCAAAGTCTTTGAGCCGGAACATAGTGATGCCGGACTCTTCATCTGTCCAAGGCCGCTTGAGCAGGATTTCTTCCTTGTCGTTGGCTTTCTGTAGATGGACGCAGAACTCTTCTAGGTAATCATAGAACTGGCCGCTGATGCTGGCGTCTTCTGCCACTTCTATAATCGCGCTCTCATTGTCTTTCATTTCTGTCAGCAGGCCGCCGATACGGCCTTCCCAGACCTGCTTGCTTACAGAGCGCGGCATAAAGTTCAACTGCTCCATACAGGCCTTCTGAAAAGTAGGCTGGCTCATCAGGCCTTCTGTATCCAGTTCAAGCGGTTCGCCGTTTACATCCAGAAACCAGACGGGTGGGTTTGAATTATATTTACGCAGGTTGGCAATGGCCGCGCCTTGGATAGCGGCACCGATGCCGTGCTTTCTGGTCTGGCACAGTTCCTTGTTGCAATGCGCGTTGATGGGGGCATCTGAGCATTTGTAGGCGTAGTCTTTACGCTCTAACTGCCTTGCCACAATGTTGACTTCATTCAACGGCAGGGGCGGCACGAGATACTGCATATTATATTGCAGGATTTCTGACTCCCAGCTATCGGGGTAGGCCTTGCGGAGATACACGCCGATATTAAACAGGCCGTTGTTGCGCCCGCCCTCGCTGATTTTGTTCTTCAGCAAGAATTGCAGACAAGGCGGTCCATCTTTCATCTGCGCCGCTTCTGCTTCATCACCGATTTGCAGTTTCAGCAACTGCTCTGGTGTCTGCTTGTGCGCTTCGTATAATTCAAAAAACTCTTCTAGCGTGGCAGAACTGCCGTCATCTTTAATAGCGTAGCGTAGGCCGTCTTCTGCATCGTAATACGGCAGGTTCAGGAAATTGCCTACATCATCGCGGTCGAGGTGTAGTTTGACCTGCTTTGGGAATATCTCGCTACCACCGTATCCCAGCGCGGCGGACACCTGTTGCAGAGTTGACTGCATATCTTTGGCGTCTACCCATTCTGTGGTGAACAGGAAGCAGTGCGCTCCGCCAGATTTTGAACGGCACACAACGAGTGGCAGTTGCAACTTGCGGATTTTCTCAACTAGAAGCTTGTGATCTAACGGATACTGGTCAACGTCGATACAGCCCCATACGCACTGGTTATCCTCATTGATAGGTATAATTCCAATACCCCGCCCCTTACCGGACAGGTGCCCCGCCCACAGTTCCGTGGTGCGCGGTTCGCGTATGATGGCGGCTCTACCGGTGTTCTTCCCGTTAGCCTGCTGCTTTTCTATTTTATATGTGCCATAG